TGCGCGGTGACCATGATGATTCATGAAACCGTTGTGAAACCTAAACAAGTGAATGGTTAACCTTACCATAAGGTACAGGAAACTATTCTATTGTTTTGTCCAGGATTCTAAGTGTTACTTAGAGCTTAACAGAGGAAGTAGTCATCGTAAAAAGTGGACGCTTCTTATTACTACGTAATATGAAACTTAAACTTTTTAGCGGCGAATCTACCCTCTCACGGTTCTTTACTTTTCCATCGAGTTTCTCTTCTGATCTTTCGACCAGTTTAGAAACCTCGACCAATCGATCAGCCTTTTCATTTAATTGAATTAACTCATCGATTGATTTTGCAAGAACCATCTTCCCTATGTCATCCAGTCACTGACTATCTTTAAAAAGAGAATCAGCGAAAGAATAAAACATAGTGTATCAAGTTGAATACTCCAGATCAGAACCTGTTAAATTCTGATGATTGGTATAATCAACAATACACAAATGTTTTGGTATTTCACCTGGACACAGAGCCGAAACCAATTTATCCGTCAATACTTGGCGCATGTTATCAGATGACCCTAACTCTCGTTTAATTTTCATTAAACGATGGAATAGTGCCATCTTATGTCATGGTTCATCATTAAACTTAATGTCAGCTATCAATTGAGAGCTTCGTTGAGGAGGGTTTTCACCCTTTAATAATGAACTAATTACTAACTCTAGGAAACCAATGTTTAAATTGTCAACAGAAGATTTAACTCTTCTATTTCAATTCTCCACCGGAACTATGAGAAGTTTAAGAACTTCCTCGTAAGAGAGGTTGTTTCTTTTAACTAACATAGACACTAGAGCCAATAAACAGAATTTGTAATCTCCCAGAGAATAGGTGGTCTTTCTAACTATATTTTTGATAAAAGTTATAGGACTACGAATTTTCCGAGATTGGAGAAGAGAGAATGCAATATTCACTCTCCCCATATTACTATTCTGTGACATAAACATCTTCCAAGAAATTGGAGATAAATTAATGCTGTCCTTGGCAAAGACCTTTGCGAATTCAAAAGAAGAGTTGTTAGCAATAACACTCTTCGATTGATTAATTTCAACACCAAAGCCCCTCATCAGGGCCAGGTATGAAACCGCAACATCTTTGTCAAAGATAACAATATCATCACCAAGTAGTTCATAATTGGAATATCAGTCTTTAGCACTTAATATAGTACGACAAGACCGGTACGCCATCTGAACGATAAAATGGTGAGTGACAGCCAACATAGCTCAACTCGATAGAGCTCCCATAGGTTGACCTACAGCATAAGACAATTCCTCAGAATACTGAGGGGTCTCTAGCTTGTAAGTCCTACCAATTAATAAAGTCTTTCAACATTGCGCTCCTAATTCCCCGATAAGAGGAGTTAAGATTGCAACTTGAAGCTTTATTGGGAGTCTATCAGTCGCAGCAGATAAATCATATCCAAACGAGCAACCAGCAATTTTTGCTTTATCCATACAACGTTGCACGGATAAAGTTTGATTGAAGGTCGCATCATTTGGTAATGATTTAAGGAATTTAAAGAGCATTTCATGAAGTGGTTTTAAACTCGACTGAGTTCAAGAATCCACCAATGCAAATACCCTTAACTTCCCTGCTGCTTCTTCCTTAATAGCAAGTTGCCCTAAAGAGCGATAAGTTTCGGCTTTAGAGTCGAACGCTCTCGCGAGGATCAGTTTAGACTCTTGGATAAAAGTAGAATAAATCATTAATCTGCTTTGACCAATTGTATCTAACATGGATCTTAAGGTTTCTCCGAGGCCAATGCTATATAAGCACCGGACGTCGTAGAGAAAGCCCCTTCAGGACACCCTGTTACTAGGAGAAGAAGTTTCCAAAGGTAAGAATCCCCATTCGTGTGACAGCTTTTCTTTATCAAAACGGAAAGCCTGACTTTCAGCGTAAGCTGACAGCCAAGTGATCCCTCGTGACAAAGTAAAATCATCACCCGAAAACGGATTCGTAATTGTCTCTATTTTAAGCTTTCCAGGAATTCTTATTACTCTATAAAGAGCAAAAAGGGATCCCCAGAATCTTATCATAGAACTACTACCCGATAAAATAGCTCTCCGGTCCGCCAAAGGTATAAACCTAGGAAGACCAGAAGTTGTTAATCGGGGCAGTGGTAATTCCGGTTCAATCTCACGAAGAGATTTAAACGGGTTACCGGCAATAGCCTTGAAAAGAGCTAATTGACTTGATTTCAGGTATTTTACTGTAAATGTTTCCCCATGATGCTTTCGCATTATAAGGATATATGAACAGAAAGAATACAAGATTTTAAGTCTCTTAGTGAGTTTCACTGGACCGTCATAGCAGGCGAGGATTACTCTTCACCCGATATTACGTGCCAGTGCTAACAATTCGTAAGAATTGTTAAGCGAAACCATTGGTTCGCTAACTACACCGTCCCTGAACGAATTAACAATAGAAAAGTAAGAAAGATTTTTATTTTTTAAATTTTTCATTATTTATTTATTAGTTAATCGTTTAGGCAGAGTACCTTTAAGGGACTTTTTCACCCAGCATACTTTAACCCGTATGGTGGGCGTAATCCGTTCCTTAGGGAGAAACTACTTAAGAAGATTGCTCTTCAAAAGCGAATCTGTCTTTCGAGCAGATTTCCCTTAGCAGACTATCTTCCCTTATCGTGATTCCCTCCTCCTTATTTTCCGCATCTAATGATGCTAAGGATGACCTAATATAGGCTTAAGAGGTGAAATACATAAGGTCGGGATGATAAATCCCTTTATGTGGCGCTCTGTTGAGTAGTTAACAGACCAACACCGCTGTTCCCCTTTACAGGGGGACGGCAGGTTAGAAACTGCTAAGTCCCAAAGGCGGCACAATAACTTGATACCGAGTTTTGTGTCACCTTTAGTGGCTAGTATTTCTAAGACATCCATTCCTGAATCCAGAAACCCCTTTAACGAGGACCTGGTCAGAAGATGTTGTTTCCAAGAAATTGGAAACCCTTCATTTCTCCCGTAAGGGAGAAATAAACGGTTTTCCCTATACTGCTTAAGTATAGAGAGTTTCCGCGAGACTGAAAAGTCTC